AATACCTCCAATTTAAAAAATTAGTTAGTTTAAAATTTATTTAATTACTTCATCAATTTTACTTTCAGTTATGGATGTGATTCTCCAATCCATTGTGTAATGTTCATAAACTTTTGTTACTTTAGATTCGACATCAGTAGGGGAGTAACCCAATACTAATTTTTCTTCTCTAACTTTTTTAACTTTTCCTGATTCGTTATCTAACAAATCTGATGTGATCTTCGCCACAAAATACTTTTCTCCTTGTTCCATAGTTTAATTATTTATTATTTTTTTAAATAATCGGATAATCTTTTCATTAAGTCAAGCGATTTGTTACCAGAATCCCCAATATTTCTTTCAACGGACATCTTTTTTTCTTCATCTAAGTTTTCTTCATAATTCATTCTCTCATTTTTATCTAAGAATAGATACGCTCCAGGTGTTGATGGAGACGAAACTAAATCAAAACAAATTAATTCAAAATCTTCTTGAACTTCATTTTGTTCGCCCACTTTTTTAAGTGATCCTACACCACGAGAAGAAATACCTAAAGTAACGCCTTGTCGTAAATAGTTTGCTGCTAGATCTCCCTTTGTTGATACGATTCCTCTTTCATGAAATCCAGGACTTGTAAGTAATTTTAATTTCCCCAACAATACAGGACCCTCCCACCATACTTCAGTAATTAGGTGAGAAACTCTATCTAAATCAATTAAAGATGACTCAGGGTGATTAAGTTCAGATAAAGAAGTTCCTTTCTCTATCATCTTCTTATAATTTTCAGATTCTCTTTTTAATATTTTTTCAGGATATACTCTACCATTTCTATTTGGTGTATCGTATTTTTGTAATACGGCATAGAATTCAAATGGTTTAGAATGGTCAAGCATATTTCTTGACTCATTTAATGTACTTAAATTACGACTCTCATTTGGATTAATATAACCAGCGTCATATTCAATAAGAATTCCTTTTTTATTAGATTCTTGTGGACCTAAAATTTTATAACCGTTCATAGTATTTTTTTATTATAAATACTAAACTTTTTCGGTTTTTACTTTAATAGGTTTAACATTGCCTGTTTTTGTTAAATAAAATTTAAAGTATTCATTATTATATAAGATATCATTATATATTCCTTTTATAATTTCTTTTAATTTACGTTTAAGTAATAAACCTTTAAAATCCATTTCATTAATTAAATAAATATTTATTTCTATATTCATAAATGATTTCTTTTTTATTGATAGTCCACTTGTTCTAAGATCCGTATCAACAATAAACTTATCATCAAAAAAATTTTTATCTATGTGATTATATATTGAATGTTTTATAGACCTGTTCATATTTAAAACCACTCTTGCCCAATTTTCAATATCATATTTTGGTTCTACCCAAGTTTGTAAATTTAAGTAAAGTGATTTAAAGTTTTTGGAATCTACTGTTCCATAAGTAATTTTTGAGTTTTTGAATCCACTCATTTTTGCGGTTTTCCCTTTTTTCATTTGTATTTTTCATAAAAACAATGTTTATTTTATAAAATAATAAGCATTTATCTGATATATATCAAATATAAAATATAAAATTAATATATGTTAATAGTACATGTGAAAAAAAATGGGGGGATTGAAAGGGCTCTTAAAGAATTAAAGAGTAAGATAATTAAAACAAGACAAAATTCTAATTTAAATAAAAGAAAAGAATTTACTAAAAAATCTGTGAAAAATAGGGAAGTGTTAAATAAAGCCATTTATCGTCAAAAGTTAAAAGATAACGATTAAAGATTTTCATTTAATTGTTGTAGTTTAATATAGTTTAAGGTATCAAATGATTCGGTACTAATTTTTTCAATTGTTTCATCGATTCTTTTTATAACTTCTTCATCATTATCATCTTCTTGAAGTTTTTCTAACTTAGAAATTATTTTATCTTTTAATGAATCATAGTTTTCTTTTAATTTATTTGTATCGGAAGATAAAAGTGTTTTTAATTTTTTTTGGTCAGATTCACTAAGATTGGTAATATAATCTTTAATTGTTTTATTTGCAATGTTTACCATGGTATTTAATGGTATATTAATAGGTTCTTTTTTATCCTTTGGTATTTTTGTTATATTTTCTAAAATTATTTTTTTACTTGTAATTTTTTCTTCTAATTTAGTAATACCATTTGAAAATAAATCATCAATTACATCATATTCATTATTATAATCAGATCCATAAACCCAATCTGTTATGGGTTTAATGTCCTTATTTGATATTTTATTTATTGTGTTTTCATAAATACTTATACTCTTATTAATAAATTCGTTAGCAATTGATTCACTCAATCCCTTGTTTGAATTTAATTCATCATAAAGATAAAAAAGTTTGGATATGTTTTTATTTTTTAAAACAACTGAATTAAATTTTAATATTTCAGTCTTAGTTGTGTTGTTTTTATACGACTCAACTAACTTATTTTCTATTTTTGATTTTAATTTTCCGAATCTCATAATTTTTTTATTATAAATATCAATCTCTTAGTAATTTGCTCAATTCATTTTCCATTGAACCTAAAGAATTTTTACCTTTAGATAAGTCAATGTACTTATCACCATAAATATCATCATTCTCTAATAGAATATTTAAATTATCATTTTTTTTATTTTCAGGTAATGTTTCTTCTGCGGGTGGTGCTGGTTCAGAAGGTTCTGCCCCACCACCAAAATCAGGTAACGAACCACCACCACCACTTGGAGGAGGAGTAGGAGCATCTGATGGAGGGTTTTCGGTAGATCCCGATTTAGTTTTATATAGTTTATCTACAATATCAAACATACCGGTATGTGTAATAACTGTTGCGGTATTTACCAATTCTGCTGCAACAGCTCTTTCTAATCTTTGTTGTTGAGTATCTAATTTAATATCTTCATCAGAGAATCCAAAAATGTGTTTCTTAGCCCAAGTTGCTGAGGTTGGTGATAATGTATTTGGTATTTCAGTTACCAAATCTTTATACAACAAAACTTTTTCTTTCCAAACATCAATCATTAATAAATCTGCTTGTTTTGACGGGTTTGTTAATCCTAATGTAAAGTTTTGTAATTCATCTTCAAATCCTAAAATAAATAAATGTACAATTGCAATTTTATTCATTTCTGAAATCATTGCTTTTTGAATTTTGTTAATTGTTCTTGCAAATCTTATATCTTGTAAGGATAAATTTTTACCATCACCAACAACCTCCTCAAATCCTAAATAAGCTTTTGGAACCCGTAAGGCGGTAACCAACTTTTTTTGAATATATTCAATATCCGCAATTTCAGATAAATTTGTTGCTCCAGGTAAAGTTTCAATTGGCATTGTTTGAGTCACATCACGAACAGGAACAAAGTAATCCTGATCTACCGCCATCTGATTAAATCGTAAATCCACGTTACCCGTTTTGTTATCAACAATTTGGTCACGTTTAAACTTATTCGCAACACGTTGTACGTAAGCTTCAACGTCTTTATCATCCATATTACCAACAAACACTTTAAACACCCTTCTTTCAGGTGCTCTTGAAGTTCTATAGATTAACATTGCGTCTTCAGATAACAATAGTTGTTTCCATATTCTTCTTGCTTTTTCTAACATTGATGTACCATAAGGTAATTTTCTGTCATCACCTAGTAACCTAAAATGGGCAACCTCCCAACTATTAAATTCCATATCTTTTACTTTCCAATGGAATCTTAATCCTTTATCTTTTGGGTCTATTTCAGCATTAATTGATTTTGCTGCCATACCTCTTTCCAAACGTTCTATTTCAATGTTTGGTAATTGCATACATCCAACAACTCCTTTTTCTGAGTCTAATTTTAGATAAACAAAATTGTCACCATATTTACAGGTATTTCTTGTCCACATTTGTAAATTAGTATTAATATCTAACACATTATTAAATAAATCTGTTAATATACCTTTTACTCTTTTTGATTCAGAATATATTTGTAATATATAACCGTCTTGATTAGGTGTGGTCGACTCTTCAGCGTATATATCTAAAGCGGTGGATATCTCAGGAGTAAATTCCATTGATTCATAATCATAAAATGATGCCAGTCTTGTTGGTTCATAATAAATCGCTTGAGTATATAAATTATTTTCTATTTTTGCCCATTGACCCGACAAATACATAGATTGTTGTGCCTGTAGTTTTTCTTTTTCGTATTCCTGTTTATCAGTTGTTTTTAGTAATTCTTTCTTATCTAAAGAATATGTTGGCAAATCTTGACCTAAAAGTGAATTTGGTCCAAATGTTTTTGATAACCTTTGCCATATTGTAAGATTTTGATTGTTATTTTCCATATTAAAAAATTAAGTATAATGATAAATATCTAAATAGTTTGTCTTTTTACTTATTAAACCGTATTTGAGTTACAAATTTTAAACACTTATCTTCACCAACAATGATTGGGGACATATTTTTAACATGAACCACTAAAACTAAAAATTCCACTACTTACTGTACCATAATTAGTCCAATCTGAATAATATCCGTCAGGGGCTAATGTAGTACAAGATATATCTGTGTAGATTCCTAACGCAAAATCCAAGATACAACCATTTGTTTTACAAGGAACACTTATATAGTATGTTGATTGAGTAGCCATACAAGCCATAACACTGTCAGTTAAATCGTAACCCAATTGGACTTGACAACAACTAGTTAATACTAATGTATCACAAATTACTTGAGGTGAAACTGGAGAAACATTTGTGGAAGCAGAAAAAGGATTATAACATACAGTATATCC